TTCACCTGTGTATAGAGCATCTTCAAGCATTTCAAAATAAAGGATATGCTTCTTAGCTACTTCATTCATACGATCTTGGATAGTTGGAACACGTGCTTCTGTTTTCTTTACTTCTGGCTTTTCTTCAAAATCTTCATCATTGTCAGCTTTAAGTAATAGCACACGCTTGACTGCATCAAGGATATATTCTACATGGCGGTCACGCAAGGGCATACCACGTTCATGTGCTTTGATCAAGGCACATACTGTAAATGGGGTTAGGCTGTCTGCTGAGCGTTGATAACGATCGATAGTAGCTTTGTCTAACTTATGAAGTCCTTGCTCACCTTCATGTTGGCGCAACCATGCTACAACATATTTTTTAAGATCTTTAGTGCTGTAATAGTAATTATAATAACGAAAACTTTGGCGTAGATGATGGTCAAATTCTTCATTTGAAAAAGTCAAGGCACGATCATAATCCCAGATAGGTTCATTACCTGTATATTTTTCGTCAGCAAAATTATTACTACTGACTTTTGCTTTCTTTTTCATGCCATCAATCTTAATTGCCATAATATCCTCTCTTGTTATATTTAATTATACAGGATTTTATTCTGCTGTCAACTGTTCTACCATATCAATTACACCACTCAGACAAGTTGGGCAAAAACTAGCTGGTAATATACCAATGTCGCCTTCGATTCCGCCCTCATCTGATGTGTAATTACATTGACATATTGAACACTCATGGTGTTCTTCTAGGTATTCTTGCTGTTCTAGCTCTTGTTGATGTGCTTCTGCACTAGTCAATTTGGCCGCCTTCTGATTCTATTGTTGCTTTTTGTAATTCACGATTAACCATCTTATAGGCCGCACGTTCCATGCTGTCTAGATCATCCCAGTTTTGTTCCATACTATCCAAAGCACCCCAGAGATTTTTGTGTCCATATTCTTCACCATGCCATTGAACGATACTGTAGGCTTCTTCAATTTCCATAATAACTTGCACTCCCATATTACTTCTCCAATCTAAATTTATTAAGGTAGGTAGTTGCTTCTGTTAAATCTTCCACGGGTTCTACTGTGTCTAGTAGCATAACATGTCTGGACAATATTAAAATTTGTTGGGCGCGATATAATCGTTCATATCGGCTTTCACCTGGATAGGGTTGACTCCATTTAAAGTTCATTATTCACCTTCCTTGATTGGAGTGATTGATGATTGGAATTCATTGTCCCACGGTGGGGTTGATATAGCCACGGGTGAGTAGGCCATGATCTCTTCAAGCGTTTTAGTACCCGCAGTTTTATGCGATACTATCTGTTTAATTGGCTTGCTATTCGTATATAAAAGACATGTTAGATAGGGCACTATTACTATGCCTATTAATACTAGTGTTCCATTAGATTTTAGTAATTTATCAAGAGATTCAAACATTTAATCGCTCCTTTATTATATGTATTATAGCATCTTTTGGTTAAAAAGTCAACCATTTAACAGCACACCAAAAGTCAAATATTGCTCATAATGGGCTATTTCTTGGTTAATTTGCTCTAATAATTCCCTGTGTTTACGGGTTTGGCGACCCATTCTACGGCAGTTAATTTCTTCTTCTGATAATTTTTTAACCATATGACCTATAGCATCGCTCATTTTCAGCATGTCATTAGTATGCTTTTTCATTTTATGTGCAGGTGCTTCTAGTTCAATTTGAACCTGTGCCCAATCTAAACTTTGAGTAATTTCAGCCATGACACAAGTATAACACATTTTGGCTAGCTTGTCAATCGCGATAAATACTAGATAATAGGATTTATACATGCCACGTTTAAGTTTATATCGGCCAAATAAAGGCAATGACTACAAGTTCTTTGATCAACGTATCTCAGAAATGTTTACTGTGGGCGGTACAGATGTCAATATACACAAGTATCTTGGTCCTATAGATCAATCATTTACCAGTAATACTGAACCTGGCACTACCGGAATCACGGCCATCCAGGATCTACTGTTCTTAGAAAATCGCGATCGCAAATACGACACCAGCATCTATACTATGCGTGCCATATATCGCATGAACGACAATGATTTTGACTTAACTCAATTTGGACTGTTCTTAACTGGTGATACCATGTTTATGGTATTCCATTTAAATGACATGGTAGAAACATTGGGTCGTAAAATTATAGTTGGCGATGTTATGGAATTGCCTCACCTCAAAGATTATTATCCGTTAGACGACGGTTTGCCAGTGGCATTAAAAAGATATTATGTCGTGCAAGATGCTACTCGTGCTGCGGAAGGATTTGCGCCAACTTGGTATCCACACCTGTGGCGTGTTAAAGTACAACCATTGGTAGACAGCCAAGAATATAAAGATATTATTAATAATATTGCCGCTGGCGATAATACCAACAACACGTTAGCAGATGTATTAAGCACCTATCAAAAATACATTGATATCAATGATGCTATTGTTAGTCGTGCAGAACAAGATGTTCCGGCTAGCGGATATGATACTAGCTTTATATATCATGCTCCTGTTAATGAAACTGGGTATCCTGGAGATCCAGGTGCTCTTGATGCTAGCACCGTCACTGAAGATGCATCAGAAAGTCTTTCTGATGCCAGTGCGCAAATAGGTATTTCAGATTCTAAAGTACCCGGCTACTTAACTGGCGATGGCCTGGTGCCAAATCAACAAACTATAGCTGCAGGTATTGCATTCCCGGCTGGTCCAGAATCAGGTGATTATTATTTACGATTAGATTATGTTCCAAATCGATTATTCCGATATGATGGTCGTCGCTGGGTTAAAATTGAGGATGATGTGAGAACTAATTTAACCCCAGGTGCAAATAACAAAACACAACGTAGTAGTTTTGTTAATAATACTGATGCTAATTATTCAAATTCAATTGGATGGGATTTTATCAAAGTTGCTAATGTTTATACGCCAGCGGCTAATGCGCACACGATATCATTTAGCATGGGCAACACCAGAGTCATAACTAAAACAATTTATACCAATACATATGGCGTAAAAACAAAATTAAATGGCATCTTAATAACTAATACTATTGCCAATACTACCGGCAATTTATCATTTACGATTTCTAATACATTAGCTACAGACGATCTATTAGAGTATACTGTTTATGCTAATGTCACATATCATCGTCAGAGTTTAAGTGACGCATTAAGACCAACAGCGGATAATTAATTATGGCAGCACTTCAACAATATTTTTATGATGCTCAGATAGAGCGATTTCTAGCACAGTTCATTCGCATGATCAGCGGATTCCAAATTGAGTTTGGAAAGGACAGGGACGGAACCACTACATTACAGCGGGTACCTGTTTACTATGGCGACGGTAGCCGACAAGTTGCGGCTATTATCAATAATATGAGCGAGAATGCCATGCCCACTGTGCCAGCAATGACCGTTTATATTAACAACATTACCTATGATCGAGATCGTGTACAGGAACCCAACTTTGTTGGTAAAATGAGTATTCGTCAACGGTATTTTAATGAAGATACACAAGAATACGAAAATCGACAAGGTGCGGCATTTTCTATAGAACGTGCTATGCCTGTTCCATACACATTAGATTTAAAAGTAGATATTTGGACATCAAACACCAAACAAAAATTACAATTACTAGAACAATTAATTGTATTATTCAACCCAGCATTGGAAATACAATCAACAGATAATTATATTGATTGGACTAGTTTGAGTGTAGTTTATCTTGAAAGTCCAACTTGGTCTAGTCGAACCGTTCCCATTGGTACCAACGACCCAATTGATGTCGCTACATTATCATTTAAATTGCCAGTTTGGATTAGTCCGCCCGCCAAGGTTAAAAAACTAGGCGTTATACAAAAAATTATTGCTAGCATACACGATAGTGATGGCAATCTCAGCGAAGATGTGTATCTTAATACAAATATACTTGGCCAGCGACAATATTTTACCCCAATGAATTATGGTGTACTGTTAATTGGAAATACACTTACACTGTTGAAAATTAGCGAGATTGAAGATCCAAGAGAACCCACATTAGAAACTCCGGTTAAGGTTGGTACTAAAGACCTTTGGCGTAGTTTAATTAATGTCTATGGTGAACTAGAAAATGGTATCAGTCAGATTAGATTAATGGGCGAGGATGATGTCACTGAGGTAGTCGGAACAGTTAGCTATCATCCTACTGATGACACCAAATTAATATTCAATGCAGACATTGATACTTACCCAACCAATACATTAAATCCAATTGATGCAATTATTGACCCAAAGAAAAATAGTGCTGTCACCAGCGCGACTTCTGCTACTGCCGGAACTAGATATTTAATATTACACAACATTGGCAGTTTTGATTCTACTCCGGGTGATGGTCCGGCTGCTTGGCGTGGTAGTAATGGTCAAGATTTAGTAGCACACGCAAATGACATTATTGAATATAATGGAACCAATTGGATAGTTGCATTTGACAGTCAACAGATAGATAGTGTACAATATGTTAGCAATTTAAATACTGGAACTCAATATAAATGGTATCTCAATCAATGGATCAAAAGTTGGGAAGGCGAATACAAAAACGGAACATGGACATTAGTACTATAGAAGGTGTTGGTACATTCATCTATAGTGCTTCCACTAAACGATATCTATTTTTACTTCGAGACACTAACAAATATTCTGGTACTTGGGGCTTAGCTGGTGGCAAAATTGATTCAGGTGAACAAATATTAGATTCTTTATATAGAGAATTAAAGGAAGAACTAGGATTTGATTTTACTGGGATCAAAGTAATACCTATAGAAAAATTTACCAGTGACAATAGCAAATTTAGTTATCATACGTTTCTCATACCTATAGAAGAAGAATTTACTCCAAAATTAAATTTTGAACATCGAGGATATTGTTGGGTTTATTTAGAAGATCACCCTAAACCGTTACATCCAGGGGTGTGGCGAACTGTAAATTTTAAATCAGTAGTAGATAAGATTAAAACTTTAGAGACAATATTATAGATCTGCTTCCAAACTAAACTCTCTAAACGAAATTTGTCTAAAATTAGTAGCGTATTTCCATGATTCAGGAATTGATTCACGACCGCGTGGAGTGACTCGCACAAAATCAACATCATTATAGGTATCAAAAATCATTTTTCTATTTTGTATCCACTTTTCATCAAGCACTTTTGCTGTTTTAGCATCATAACCTGATGTACCAGCATAGACATTATTATTAAATTTAACAGAATCTTGCCCGTCAAACCCAAGTAAATAAATTTTCTTGTGACCATCAAATGCCGCAATATATATAGCAGTAGTACCCGCATCTGCATACGGATCAAACGGAATTAAATAAAATTTATTAGGATATTCCAACATATGGATAGCACTTGTGTAAACGATATGATCGTTAACAAAATTATTTTTAGATATTTCTTCTGTGATATTGTTACCACAGGCAACTAAAAAATCCGGAGTAAACTCTCTATAAATCGCATTACATCCGTAAGTTTGTAGAGTTTTTGCACCTAATAACCCAGTTGGATGTTTAAGTAAGTTTAAATTAAACTGTAATCGACTTGTCCCATTACCAATAACTGCTGCTCGATTTGAAATCTGATTGTTTGTCACAGCGTTTGGAATGGTTTCATACACATCATTCCAAACCCCACTTCCGTAGTTTCGTTCTGTAACAATACGTTCGCCCGTATAGTCTTTGCGATATTTCTTAGATGTAATTAACATTATCTACCTTATACAATATATGTAGTATAAACTTTAACGTTGCTGTTAGATAAACTACTGCTAGTGTAGTATAGTCGGCAGTTGCCTGATAATACATTAGCACTTAGAGTACCCATTGTTGCACCGTGACTGTTAACTACTGCGTATGTCACTACACTAGCGTTGCCATCTTCAGCAACTACCAATGCTTCCATACTTTCAAGTTTATTTGCACCATTCTTGGCTTGAACAACATACTTGGCAGTACTATATGAACTAGTTGACCATGTATCAATTAGTACTGGGGCTGCAGATGAACTGATATTAGTTGCTGTTTGATCATATGTAGTTTTAGTACCAGCAATAAGATTCATGTTGCCGACTGGGTCCACTAATACACGTTGAGTTGTAGACGACAGTCCAGTCCAAATACTTGATCCAGTTGAATCTGCAACAAACTGATTATATCCATTACCACTAGCAATACCACCAACTGTTGCTGTTAATGTTAGCACGCGAACGTCAATAACATCGCCCACTGCTGGTGCTTCTGTAAATACTAGTTGATTACCAGTGACCTCATACGCTAATACTGGGAATTGCACAACACCGTTGATACTAACCAGTGTACTTGCTGTTGTGGTATTAGATTGAATAGTAAAGGTATCGTTAGATCCATCAACATTGCCGTATGCCGTAGTACCAGCAAATTGTCTATTAGTAATAATTGTAAATGATGTACCTGCTGCTTGCCAATCAGTGCCATCATAGAATTCAACGTTATTAACTGTTGAATTATAACGCATCATACCCGCAACATCAACATTGCCGCTATTACCTGGACGATCTGATGTGCCACCAACTGGTAGCATTAATGAATCTGTACTATTAATTTTTAATGTTGCACCTAGTTGTGGTGTTGCATTGGCACCGCCTATAACCACAGCACCATAATTACTGTTAGCTACAATCAAACTAGTTGCGTTAACACCTTTGACTGTAAAGTTTTGGCTGGTTTGAGAATTATTAAATATTGCACCTTGTGCTACAAACAGGTTGGCACCCATACCAACACCACCACTTACAACCAATGCACCAGTGGTAGGTGAAGTTGAAATAGAAGTTTGTGGTAATGATATATTACTGTTGGAATGACTAAATCTAGCAAAAATATTAGCTTCTGCTGCTGTACCAGTGGTAATTACTATATCTTTTGTTGCTGATAGTATTAAATTTCCGCCCTCAACTGTGCCATATCCATCTTCTGCTGTTATGATAGAATCGCCATCAACGAATCCATTTCCTGCTATACCCCAAACAGCATAGTGTAATTGACCTTCATATTCGTGACTGTTTGCTACAGCAATAAAGTTTGAGGTTGCACCTGTACCAGAACTCATATTTCGTGCATTGATACCTGCGGCAACGTTGGCATTTGCAACAGCAATAATCTGACGTTCTGGATATGCAATATTAGCTCCAGGAATTTCAATGCCAACTGTTAATATACTACCAGTAGCAATATTAACATTTCCTACAGACCCAATACCACCTTGTACTTTTAATGCGCCATTGTAAGCAGAAGTACTAGTTGTAGTTGCTTGAATATTTGCAGCATTACGGATTGTAGTTGTACCTGAAGTTGCACCTAAATTTAACCCAGTAGCATCGCCACCAATGTTTAATGTAGTTGTTGCTGTGTTAGCAAATGACACACTTGCTTGACCAGTAAAGATTGCACTTGCATTTGGCAAGTAGATGTTAGCATTGCGTAGATTAGCAGTACCTGTAGTGGCTCCTAGTGTTAATGTTGTTGCAGCACCACCAAGATTTAATGTAGTAGCAGTAGCATTGAAGACATTAATTGTGGTTTGATCTGTAATTAAACCATCTGATGTTTTAACTTCAATATTACCTAATACCAGTGTTTCCCATTTAGCACCAGCAAAATTAACTTGTCCTAGTGCAGGTTCTGCAGCTACATTACCAAACAGTTTCCATTTACTATCTGAGTCATCACGGACCAACCCAGTGTGTTGATATATGTTGCCTGCACCGCCTGTAAACTGGCTAAAGAAACCTATATCAAAGTTATATGGATATGTGTTAGCAGATTCTAAGT